AGGCGTGCCGCCGCCGCCGCTCCCGCGCTGCTCTCCCCCCTCCCGCGCAGGCAGCCGAACAAATGGGAGATAGCCGCCGGGTTCGACGCCGCCGGCCATCAGCGGGCATGGGTCGATGCGCTGGCATCGCTCGTCGCCGCCTATAGGCCGGTCCTCGCCTCCCAGCGGCACAGCCTCGTCGATCAGATCATCGCCGCGATCAGCAAGGGGCAGACGGGGAAGCTGGGCGCGCTGAAAGTCACCGACCTGGGCCAGGATGTCGTCGCCCAGGCGCTCGGCCCGGCGTGCCAGGCGGCTATCACGGCGATCAGCCGCGAGGCGCAGGGCCAGGGCGTGACCGTCCCGCCAGACCGGGTGAAGTTCCCGCAGGCGAAGCTGACCCGGATCGCGCAGGCGCGGACGGGGCTGATCGGCGCATGGCAGGCGACGCAGGCGGGCACCCACGCGTTGCAGATGGTCACCGCAGCCGGCCCGGCGGATGCGAGCCGCGCCGGCTCAGCCACCGACCAGTTCCTCGCCGGCCTGTCCGACCGGACGCTGTGGGATCAGCTAGGCGCGGCGCTGACAGCAGCGCAGAACGCCGGGCGGATGAGTTTCCTCGACGCAGCCCCGGAGGCCGCCGGCACAGCTATGTATGTGGCGAGCGAGATCAACGACCAGAACGAGTGCACGCCCTGCTCCGACATCGACGGGACGACATTCGACTCCGTCCAGGCGGCAGGCGACGCCTACCCGAATGGCGGCTACCTGTACTGCGAGGGCGGGATGCGCTGCCGTGGGACGGTCATCGCGATCTGGGGAGGCGAGCCGAACCTTGGCTGATCTCGCGACTCTCCCCGGCGTCGATATCGTCGCGGCTGGCACCTGGCAGCTTTCCACCGGCCCGGCGACATTCACGACCGCCGACCTGGAGGCGGCCATCGAGGCGGCTGCCTGCCCGGCGGTCGGCAACCCGATCATCAAGATCGGCCACACCGATGAGCGGTTCGATGGGGAGCCGGCGCTCGGCCAGGTCACGAACATGGCCCTCGCCGCCGGCGGGTCGAAGATCCGGGGCGACCTGGCGGGGATGCCCGGCTGGCTCGCGGAGATCGCCCCGTCCGCCTATCCGCAGCGGTCCGTCGAGGGCCAGTACAACCTCAAGTGCTCCATCGGCCACACCCATCCGTTTGTGATCACGGCCCTGGCACTGCTGGGCGTGACCCCGCCGGGCGTCGGTGTCCTCTCCGGGCTCGACGGCATAGCGGCCCTGTATGAGGTGGACGCGATGATGGGCCGGCTGGCCGCTCCGCAGGGCCGGCCGGGCAGCGGAGATCCCTGGCAACTCACTCTCGCCGCAGGAGGCACTCCCATGCCCGATCCGAAGGCCGCAGGCGTCACCACCGAGGATGTGCGCCGCGCCTACTACGCGTCAGATGGCGTGCCGCTGTCGTACTGGATCACTGAGATGCAGATGGACCCCTCCCAGTTGATCGTCTGCGATGAGGCCAGCGACACGCTGTACCGGGTGCCGTTCACCATCGGCAAGGGCGGCTCCATCTCGTTCTCCGACCCGGTGAAAGTCCAGGTCGAATACCTGGACGTGGCCGCGTCCAGGCGCAGCGGCATGGTGCTCGTCTTCGCATCCAGGGCCGACTCGCGGCATGGCATCGCCGCAGCCGCCGGCTGGGACGGCGGGGCGGCGGTCAAGAACCTGGGCGACAACCCGCCGGCGTCGAAGCTGAAGGCGATGTTCGCCCTCCCCGGCGCGACCAAATCCGACTCCAAGCTGCCCCACCACGAGTGCTCCACGAGCGGGGTTGTGGGCGCGGCGAACGACACGGCCTGCTCGGCGGCCATCGGCGCGATCAACGGCGGCCGGGGCGGCGTCAAGGGGGTAGGCGGGGCGGCGCTGAAAACGGCGTACAACCATCTGGCGGCGCACCTGCGGGCGGATGGCAAGACTCCCCCGGACTACTCCGGGCCGGCGGCGAGCGCGGCGGACTCCCTGGCCTTCTACCGGGCGGTGCGGGCCGCCGCCGGCGACGCCGACGAGGATGTCGATGACCTGCTCGCCTCCCTCGACGCCGTGCTGGATCAGGCGTCCGCGCTGGCGGAGCAGACCGACTCCGAGACGCTCCCAGCGGACGCGGCGCAGGTCATGGATCTGGTGACCGCCGCTGAGGCCATCGTGGACCAGTTGATGGACAAGCTGGGCGTGTTCGACCCGGACGACACCGACGCCGATGAGGTAGCCGCCCGCCTCGCCGCTGCCGCGCAGGGGACGCCATCGAATACGACGAGCCCGAGTGGCAATCCCGGCGGCAACGACGGCGGCGGCCAGGCCGAGCCGGCCAATCAGGGAGCGGTCGAGGGCCACGGCCCGATGACCACCGACTCGCACACCCACCCGCACTCCGCCTATGGGGCGCAGGGCGGCGATGCGACGCACAGCCATGCGCACGGCCACGACGGCGACAACAACCATAACCCGGCCGGGGACGGCCATCCACACTCCGCAAGCGGTGCGGGGCCAACAGGTAGAGGAGACGCTGACATGGATCTGTCGGCAGAGCAGATGACCGCGCTGCGGGCAAGCCTGGGTCTGAAGGACGACGACCCGGAACTGACCCCGGAGCGGCTGATCGAACTCGTCGCGGCAGCGGCCGAGGCGGGCAAGGCTGCGGCCAAGGGGATGCCGCCGGGCGTGGTCGTCCTCGACCAGGCCGAGTATGACCAGCTGGCCGCGCAGGTGCAGCAGGGCGTCAAGGCGCACACGCGGATGCTCGCCTCCGACCGGGAGGAGGCGCTCGCCGCCGCCGTCCGGGCCGGCAAGTTCTCCGCCTCGCGGATGGATCACTGGCGGGGCGTCTGGGATGCGAACCCGGAGGGGACCGCGAAGGTGCTCGCCGGGCTGACGCCAGGCGTCGTCCCAGTAGGCGACATCGGCTCGCTCGGCGGCCCGGAGACCGACGAGGACTGGGACCCGGCGTTCGCCCGCCTGTTCCCGCAGTCCTACTCCCGCGAGCCCGCCAAATAGCCCTGCCCGGCGCGAGCTAGCGAGAGGAGGCGAGGATGCCCGACTATACGGCCGTCTACGGCCCCTCCAAGGTCGTCACGCTGACCGCCTCCGGGGCGATCAGCGGCGGCGATGTGCTGGAGATCGCCGGGTCGGGGACGGTGCGGAAGTGCCAGACGCTCCGGTCGATGAACTACATCGGCTGCGCCGCCGACGACACCGTGACCGGCGGCCGGGTGACCGTGTTCTCACGCGGCTACATCCATGAGTCCATCGCTGACGGCGCGATCACCGCCGGCGACCAGTTGGTCACATCCGCGACCGCCGGGCGGCAGGTGGTCACCCTCCCGCCGCTGGGCGGCGCACCCGGCCAGGCGGATGTCAACGCGGCGAGAGCCATCATCGGCGTCGCCCTAACCACTGTCGCGGACAACACCAAGGTCCGCTGGATGGAGTTCTGAGATGGGCGACTACACGCCGCCGTACATCATCGGAGAGGTTGCGACCTCGACGGCGAGCGCGGCGATCACAGGCGGCGCGCTCCTGGTCGTCTCCGGGAACGGCACGGTCGCGCCGTTCACCCCAGGCGCGACCCCGGCGCAGAACATCATCGGGGTAGCTGCGGCCGATGCGACCAGCGGCAGCCGGGTCACGTTCTATGGGCGCGGCCCGCAGCACGAGTCCATCGCTGACGGCTCCATCACCGCCGGCGACCAGCTTGTCTCCGCTACCAACGCCGGCCGGCAGGTTCGCACCCTCGCCCCCAGCGCGGGAGACCTGGGCGCGGCATTCAACCAGGCCACCGACAACACGGTCCTGAACCTGGCCGTCAACAACGCCCGCTCCATCCTGGGCGTCGCCCTGACCACCGCCACGGACAACACGAAGGTCCGCTGGATGATATTCGCCTGAGCCGCCCCGGCGGCCCATGCCCTAGAGGAACGAGAAGGAGCCGGAAGTGTCCGACTACACCCCGGTGAACCGCGACGAGCCGTTCACCTACACCGCCGGGGCGACGATCACCGGAGGCACGCTGGTGACCGTCTCGGCCAACAACACTGTGAGCCCCTCCACATCCGGCGACCACTCGGTCGGCGTGGCGGCCCACGATGCCCCGAACGGCGGCCGGGTGACGGTCTACCCGCTGTCAGGTGGCGTGCATGAGGTGCTGATCCAGAACACCATCGTGATCGCCGCAGGAGCACCGATCATCGCCGGGACGACCGGGTTTGTGAACACCGGCACCCTGGCCACAGTCGCGGCGGCAGGAACCCTCATCGGGATCTGCATCCGGGGCGGCACCGGAGACGGCTCCACCGTCAAGGCGCGCTTCATCGGCGTCCAGTAGGACGCCTGCCCAGCATCAACCAAAGGGGCCACCGGCCCACTGTCCAGAGGAGTAGGAAATGCCCGGATCGTACCCGGCGAGCCCCCCAACCCTGTCGGGCGACACCGAGACCATCTCTCGGTTTCTGCAGAGCCCGACGCAGATCAGGCGGCGGCTGCGCGACTACCGCGACCTCCGGTTCGTGGCGGATCAACTGCTGACGCAGCGGTTCCGCACGAGCGGCGGCGCGGCCCTGTACGAACTGTCCGAGCCGTTCGTGACCGACCGCACCGTGGAGGCTGTGGGCGCTGGGGCTGAGTACCCGTTCGCCAACATGCCGACCGGCACGGCCGGGATCGCGTCGGTGTCCAAGTGGGGCCAGAAGGTCCGGATCACCGATGAGGAGATCGCCCGCAACGTCTACGCCGGCCAGACGGTTGACCGGGCGTTGCGGAAGGTCGTCAACTCGGTGATCTCCCAGGTGGACGGCACGGCGATGAGCGCCCTGGTCTCGGCTGTGACCGACACCGTGAACGGCACGGCTGTCTGGTCGAACGCGGGCACGCGGACGATCTTCCAGGACATCCTCCTGGCGAAGGCGCACATCTACGGCAAGAACCTGGGCTACAAGCCGGACACCCTGGTCGTCGATGACAACCACTACGCCTACATGATGTCCGACACGGCGATCACCAACGCGCTGCGCAGGGAGACGACCGACAACCCGATCTACACCGGGATGCTGGAGATCATCGGCGGCCTCGTCATCGTGGTCTCGCCCTCCTCTGCGCTGGCCACTCACCCGTATGTGCTCGACTCGTCGCAGCTTGGCGGGATGGCCGACGAGATGGACGACGCCCCGGGCTATGCGATGGACCAGCTTGCGGTCCAGATCAAGAGCATCCGCCTGGACGCCAATGACGCGTGGGACTTGCAGGGGCGGCGCAAGACGGTGCCGATCGTGCAGGAGCCCGCGTCGGCCTGCGAAATTCTGGTCGCCTGACCAGCGGTCGCCCCGACCGTGCCGGGGCAGCCAACCGCCCCGCCGTGCGGGGCAGAAGGGAGCAGCCTCATGGCTGCCACAACGGAGAAGCCGACGACCTGGTACCGGGTCACCGCGCCGCTCGTCTATATGAAAACGGGCACCGCTGAGGGGCCGCGCATCCTCGGGCTGAACGCTGGAGCTCCGGTGCCGTTCGACGTCCCGGAGGCGCAGCTTCAGCATCACATCAGCCACGGCCTGGTGGAGCCGTTCCAGATGACCGGCCCGGAGGCTGGGGTGCTGCGCCGCGCTCGCGGGGCTGCCCCCGGCGCATCCCCGGAGCAGGTCGCCGCCGGCGCTGAGGAGGCGGAGCAGGAGGCCATCGTGACCCGCGCCCCAGCCGCGCCGCCTGAGCCGGTGGCGGCTGTGGTGGAGCCTGACGGGCCGCATGGGCAGCAGCCCGGCGATGAGGGCGGCCCGGGGACTGCGACGCCGAGGCTCCCTACATCACCCCGTCCGGGTTCGGGCTCATCTCGTCGCGGCTCACCTACCCGGCCGGGGTCACGGCAGAGCCCGGAGGACAGCTAGAGGATGGCTGAGCCCTGGGCACCAGTTCTCGCGGATGTTGCGCGTCATATCCCGACGCGGACCCGCGATGTGCTGACGCCCGGGGCTGACCGGATGCTCGGGACGTTCACGCCGAACACGACCCCGACCGGGGATCAGGCGCAGGGCGTCATCGACGACGCGGTCGCCTGGGTGCTCGCCCAGGCCGGTGACCTGCCTACGTCGGGCAGCGATCTGGGGACGATCTGGGCGGCGGCGAAGGCGGCAGCCGAATGGCGGGCTGCGGCTGACATCGAGGTCGCCTACCCGAACCGGGACGCGGATGTCAGGGTCTACGCCCAACTGGATGCGCGGGCGACGGCGGCGATGGCGATCCTCCAGCAGGCGCTCATCCTCGACGTTGGCGGCCCGATAGAGCAGGTGCCGATCTGGCAGTCCCCCGTCCCGGTGACGTGGGGCGACGATCTGCTGCTGTGAGAGGAGGGGAGACTGATGCCGAACTACGGCCAGGTGGAGATCGTGTTCGACTCTGCCGCGATCCGGGCGTGGGCTGATGAGGGCATCCAGCCGCTCGCCGCCCTCGACCGTGCGGCGGCGCTGGTGACGCAGAACATGAAGCGGCTCTGCCCGGTCTCCCCAACGCAGGCGGTCTACGCCTATCCGGTGCCGCTCGGCCGCTCCACCGGGCCGCCGCACGCGGGGCGGCCTATCGCCCGCCCATCCGGGGCGGCGGTCTCCCGGCTCCGCTATCAGGGTGACCTGCCGCTCCGCCCATCCGGGTATCTGCGGAACTCGATCCAGGCGTTCCGGGAGGCTCCCGGGTCGGTCATCATCGGCCCCACCGCGCCCTACGGCCGGTATGTCAACGACGGGACGCCGCCGCATGGCATCGACTCGACGGGGCCGTGGCCGCTGCGGAACCGGGCGACCGGGCAGGTGTTCGGCCGCCACGTCAACCACCCGGGGACGAGGGCGACCCATTTTGTCGAGCGGTCGGTCGAGATCCTGAGCGGGGTGGTGATCCGTGTCTAGCCCGATCCAGGCGACCGCCGCCGTCCGCGCATGGGTCAACGGCAAGACGAACGATCTTGTCGGGCCTGGGAACCCGCTGGCGAATGGGGCGTTCCTGCTGCCGCAGCGGTCCCCCGACTCCGGGGCATATGCCGTCCTGATGCGGCTCGCCTCACCCCGCCCCGATGCCGTAGCCGAGGATGCTGACCCGCTGAATGCGCGGGTCGGCGCGCTCGTCTACCACGGCGACTATGAGCTATCCGAACTCGCCGCAGCTGCCCTCGCTGACGCCTGGAACAACCTGAACGGGAACCCGGAGCGGTGCCCCGGCACCGGGGTGACGATCCTCGTAGCCGACAACGTGACGCTGCCGCTGTATGTGCCGCAGCCGCCTGACACCGGGGAGACGTACTGCTTCCAGGTGACCGCCGATTTTATGCTGACCAGCCAGATGTGAACAGGAGACCGAAATGGCTGCACTCACCCCCGTCCTCTGCGCCCGCTCAGGCGGCGGCGACATCGCTGCCGGCCTGACCTCCGCTGGCGCTGGCGGCGACACCCTCCCGTCTGGCTACCAGAACTTCCTCCGGGTCAAGAACGGCAACGCGGCGGCCTGCACCGTGACTGTGACCCCGGCAGCGTCAGGCGGCCCGCTCGGCACGACCGTCGCCCCGTTCGCCCTCTCCCCCGTCGTCGGCGCGACGACCGGCGACCGGATCTACGGGCCGTTCCCGCAGAACCCCTTCGGCGACTCCAACGGGAACGTCAACGTCTCGTACTCGGTGACCGCGACCGTCACAGTCGAGTGCCTGCAAATGAGCACGAGCTAGCCGATGGCCGACGAGAAGCCTCCCGGCCGCCGCCGGGCTGCGGACCCGGAGGAGGCCGCCGCCCGGGAGCAGGCTGCCGCCGACGCGGCCGGCGCTGCCGCTGCCGCCGACCCTGGCCTGCCAGCGGACCCGCCGGTTGTGGAACCGCTCAGCGGGCAGGCCGCCAGCGACGCCCAGGCTGCCGCTGACGCCGCCGGCAGGGCAGCCGCCGGCCTGCCCGCCCCTGAGCCGGCAGACGCCGACCTGCGTAAAGCAGCCGTTTACTCGGAACTGGCCGAGGAGGCCGGTCATCCCACGGCCTATATCGCCCGCCGCAACCTGCCCATCGGCGGCGAGATGGGCGATATGCCGCCCGGAGTGGCGGCCTTCCAGGCAGGCGATCAGGTGCCTGCCGAGCATGTGCAGAGATTCGGCTGGGCCGCATTCGTGGACCCGCCGCCAGCGCCGCCCGCCCCTGCGGGCGCGGAACCCGAGGAGTAGAACATGCCACGCGGCACCGCAGCGAACCTCAGCCTCGGGCCGGGGTATCTCTACATCGCCCCGCTCGGGACGACCGAGCCCACCGACCTTGCCACCGCCTGGGCGACCGTCTCCGCCTCCTGGGTGGCCATCGGCTATACGGCGCAGGGCTCCGAGTTCGACTACCAACTGAACACCAGCCCCGTCATGGTGGCGGAGGAACTGGACCCGATCTCCAACGCGTCGGACGGGCGTAGCTCCATGCTCAAGTTCGTCATGTCGGAGATCACGGCCACGAACCTCAAGCGGGCGTCCAACGGCGGGACGATCACGACCGGCTCCGGGATCGTCACGTTTGAGCCACCGGACCTGGGGACTGAGACGCGGACGATGCTCGGCTTCGAGTCGGAGGATCACTCCGAGCGGTGGGTGTTCCGCCAGTGCCTCATGACCGGCCAGTTGCAGATCCTCCGCCAGAAGGGTGCGAACAACGCGACGATGGCCTGCGAGTTCACGCTGGAAAAGCCGGCGACCGGCTCCCGGCTGTTCAAGGCGATCTACGCAGCCCCGGCCCGCCAGTAGGCGGCCGTCCCTAACCGTGCTAAGGGAGAGATGATCTCATGCCACGACAGTTCAGCAGTGACCTGCCTGAGCGGCCAGAGGGCGAGGAGCAGCCGCTCCCGCCGCTGGCCAGCATCAGCTTCACGCTCGACGGCGAGGAGTTCCGCTGCCTCGGGCCGGGCAACGCCTGGCACATGTCCGAGCTAGCCCGGCAGGCGGCAGCCGGCGACGGCCTGGCGACGCTGTCGCTGATGGCCCAGTCGATGTACGAGGCGCTCGGCCCTGCTGAGTACCAGCGGATGCAGGAGCACATCGAGGAGCACAAGACGCCGGATGAGACCCTGACGGCGATCATGGAATATGTGAATGAGGAGGCTCTGGCGCTGGCCGAGGCTGATGCCGGCCGCCCTACGGGGCCGCGTGGGCGCTCCTCGACTGGGCGGCCACCACGGGCGCGCCAGATGTCACGAGTCATCTCCTTGCAGCGCGGCACAGTGATCATCTCGGAGGAGGGCGAGGAGGGGCTGCCGCCGAGGATGCCGCAGGATCACAGGGCTCCTGGTGGGAAGCAGCGGCCGGGCAGGACTGGGCAGAAGGGACGGGCCTCCGCAGCTACGGGCTGAGCCCGAGGGCGCTCTGCGACCTGGCGGAGTGGCTGCTGCGGAGGTCGCTGTGGGAGGACGATGTGACGCAACTGCTCGCCGGCATCGCCGGGGCGCTCGGCCAGAAGGGTGTCTCCGGGTATGAGCCGCCACGCTCGCGGCTCGCCGCCGAGCTAGCCGGCGCGGGCGGGGAGACGGCAGCCGAGCGGCGAGCCCACATCATGTCCATCGACGACGGCGACGTGGAGGTCATCTGATGGCATTCGGTGCCATAGCTGACGCCTTCGTCCGCCTCCGCGTCGACTCCAGCCAGGTAGCCCGCGACACAGCCAAGGGCGTCGAGGAGGGCGCTGCCGCAGCGGACACGGCCGGCGCTGGGCAGTCCGCCGGCGGCAAGTTCAGCCAGGGGTTCGCCTCCCAGCTTCGGCGGGGCTCATGGGCGGCTGAGGGCGACCGGGCGGGCAAGTCGTTCGGGGAGCGGTTCGGTGCCCAGACCGGCGCGGCCACCAGGCAGATCGCCCGCGTCGGGTTCGTCGCCATCGGCGCGGCTATGGTCGGCTCCGTCGTCGCCGCCCAGCAGTTTCAGTCGGCCATGCTCCGCATCCATACGCAGGCGGGCGGGACGAGCCGGGATGTCCAAATCCTGAGCAGGGAGATCCTCGGCCTGCGGGATGTGCAGCAGTCCCCCATCCAGCTTGCCAACGCCATGTACCACCTGAAGTCGGTCGGGCTCGACAACGTGGACGCGATGAAGGCGCTCCGCGCCGCGTCCGATCTCGCCGCTGTCGGCGGCGCGAACCTGGAGGAGACGACGAATGCCATCGCCGGCGCGTGGCGGTCAGGCATCCGGGGAGCCCAGTCGTTCGGGCAGGCCGCCGCGACGGTCAACGCCATCGTCGGCGCTGGGAACATGCGGATGGGCGACTTCATCAACGCCGTGGGCACCGGCATCCTCCCCGCCGCCCGCACCTTCGGCCTATCGCTGAAGGATGTCGGCGCGGCGCTGGCGCTGATGACCGACGAGGGGATACCGGCGCAGGTCGCCGCTACCCGCCTGCGTATGACGTTCTCGCTGATGGCCGCCCCGTCCAAGACCGCCGAGGCGCACCTGGAGTCCATCGGCCTGACCGGGCTCCAGGTAGCCAACGCGATGCGCAGCCCCGGCGGCATCGTCACCGCCATCGGCCTGCTCAAGAAACACCTGGACGCATCCGGGCTGTCCGCCTCCCAGCAGGCGATCCTCCTCTCCCACGCGTTCGGCGGCGGCCGGTCCTCCAGCGCCATCCTGACCCTGCTCAACAACTACGAGGTGCTGCGGCGCAAGCAGGAGCAGATCAACCACTCCCTCGACAGGTTCGGCCCAGCGGTCGTAGCGCAGCGCAAAACAGCCTCCGCCCAGTGGCACATCCTGGGCGCGGACCTGGAACGGATCGGGATCATCGCCGGGTCGAAGCTGCTGCCGATCATCACCAAGGTCGTCGGCTGGCTCGCCAACTCCAAGATGCTGCTGCCGATCATCGTCGGGCTGATGGCCGTGTTCACCGTCGCGATCCTCGCCCAGGCCGCCGCCTGGGTGATCTTCAACGCGGCGACGCTCGGCATCGTCGCCGGGGTCGTCGCGATCATCGCCGGGATCATCCTCCTCGCCACCCACTGGAAGCAGGTCTGGGGGTGGATGCGCGGCTGGATCATGCCGGTCGTGGATGCGGTCAAGAGGTTCGCGCTGGCGATCTACAATGACATCGAGCCCGCGCTGCACACGCTGGCGGTCATCGCCAAGGGCGTGTGGTTCGTCGTCTGGTCCCTGGCGAAGATCGCGTTCACGCTGATCTTCGGGTTCGTGCTGCTGGCCGTCAAATACTGGCAATTCAACTTCCGCATCATGGCGGCTGTCGCGACCTGGCTCTGGCAGAGGATCATCGGCCCGCAGGTGCAGTTCCTCTGGCACAACATCATCAAGCCGGTCTTCGACGCGATCCGCAAAGCCTGGGACTTCCTGTGGGGCCATATGCGCGACTTCATGGGAGCGATCTTCAAGGTGCTGGTGGGGATCATCCAGGGCTGGTGGAATGTCATCTCGGCCGTGTTCGGGTTCATCATCAACGGCGCGGCCAAGGCGTTCGGCTGGGTGCCTGGGCTGGGGCCGAAGCTGAAGACGGCGGCGGCGCAATTCGACTCGTTCCGCGACCGGGTCAACGCGGCGCTCAACGGGATCAACGGCCGGACGATCACCCTTGGGGTCGCGCTGACCCAGCACGCGCTCCGCAACGCCCAGCTGGGGCCAGGGCAGAAGCCCGGTGGCGGCCTGGCGGCGGGCGGCTTCATCCGGGAGGGGACGACCGGGACCGCCGATGACGTGCCGATCTGGGCGAGCCGGGGCGAGTACATGGTGAAGGCGGCGGCGGTCGCCAAGTACGGCACGCACATGATGGATGCGATCAACGCCGGCCGGTACGCGCAGGGCGGCCTGATCGTGCAGACGCGGACCCCGTCCCGGCCGCAGATCGACTCGGTGATCATCCCGCCGATCATCGCGATGGCCCAGGCGTTCGCCAGGCAACTGCTCGCCGCGCTCGCCGCAGCAGCGCGGGGAAGCGGCGGCGCTCCCGGCGGCCTCGGCGGCCCCGCCTCAGCCGGGGCGGCGCAGGCGCAGGCATACGCCCGGTCGCGGCTCGGCGCATACGGCTGGGGGCCGGGGCAGATGCCGCCGCTCATCGCCCTATGGAACGGCGAGTCAGGATGGAACCGCCTCGCCCGCAACCCGAGCAGCGGCGCGTATGGCATCCCGCAGGCGCTCCCGCCGGGGAAGATGGGGCCGGCGGCGAACCCGCCCACCTCATCGGCGGCGGCACAGATCAACTGGGGGCTCGGCTACATCAAGGGCCGGTACGGGTCGCCCGGCTCCGCCTACGGCTCCTGGCTGTCCCGCTCCCCGCACTGGTATGACCAGGGCGGGTGGATGCCCCCCGGGCTGTCGCTCTCATACAACGGGACGGGCGGCTGGGAGCGGCTGGAGCGGGTCACCGGCTCCGGGTCCGATGGCCTGGCGCGGAGACTCGACCGGCTCATCGACGCGGTGGAGCGGGTCGCGCCAGGCGTCGCGGATGGCATCAATGCGGCGGCGCGATCCGGTGCCCAGCGCGGCTACTACGCGACGAGGTGACCGCCGGTGCCGACGCTGACCTTCCCCGCCGATAACCATGTGGTCAACGACCTCCTGCACACGCAGCATCACAACAACATCGCAGACATTCTCGCCGCCCTCGCCGGGGTTGCCCCCGGGGCGTCGCTGACCGCTTTCACCCGGACCCCCGACTGGCTGAATGTCGTAACCCAGTTCGGTGCCGACCCGACCGGGGTAGTGGACTCCGCGCCGGCGATCCAGGCGGCGGTCAACGCGGCCCCCGCCGGGCAGGTCGTCTATTTCCCGCAGGGGCTCTACTCGGTCGCGACGAATATCGTGCTCCGCCCCGGGGTCCGCTGCAAGGGGCCGCACGGCTCCGGGCCGGGCCATATGTCCTCATCGACGAACGGGGCGGTCCTCCAGCCGACCTCCGGGTTCGCCGCCTCCGGGGGTGCGCCCGCCGCTGTGCTGACGCTGGGCGACTCGCAGGCCATCCACATCTATGACATGTGGATTAACGGCTCCTCGCTCAACCCGGCGAACATCGTCGCCGGGATCAACGCGACCGGGCAGGCCGAGTCGGTGGTCATCGAGTCGGTCGGCATCTACAACGTCACCGGCAGCGGGATCGTCACCGCCCAGGGCGGCATCAACAACAAGAACCCGGACGGGTGGCGGGTCATCCATTCGCTCGTCCAGTCCGCCGGGCAGGAGGGGTTCCACTGGACCGGCTCTGACGGCACCTTCCACAACATCCACTGCCAGAACTGCGGCGGGGCGTCCCAGCTATATGACGCGTTCTTCTGCGGCGGCTTCAACTCGGTGTATGTGAACTGCCGGGGCGACGTCTCCCAGAACGGCTTCACCTATGACGCGCGCGGCCCCGGTGCCGGCTATCTCGACTCGACGATGCTGATCGGCTGGGGCTCGCAGCGGAACCGCTGCAACGGGCTGAATGTGATCAACTCGGCGGGGAACTCGGGGTCGGACCCGCTGATTGTCCTCGGCGGCGCATTCGACGGCGACGGCACGAACGGCGGGGCAGGCGGCGGCGGCTATGCGAGCATCGCCGTCGCCGGCCGCAACGACGTGACTGTCATCGGCGCGCATGTGAACATCGGGACCGTCGATGTCGCGGGCGGCTCCCCCGTCTATGCGGTGGCGACCGCTCATGGCGCAGGCGGGGCCGGGTCGCCTCTCGTCCGCCTGGCCGCCTGCACCCTCGGCGGGACCGGCGACAGTTTCGGCAACGTCATCTTCGACGGGGCCGGGAACAACGGCATCTATGTTGACCCGTCGTGCGTCATCTACCAGGGCACGTCGAGCGGCGAGACCTCCATCTCCAACCTGACCCCGGTCGGCGGGCAGACCGACGCGTGGACCGCCCCCGACCTCGGCTATATCGCGCAGGCGTTCGACGGGGCGATGGTCAACTCCACAGGCACGTCGCTGCCGCTGGGGACGCTGAACCTGATCGGGGTGGAGGTCCGCCAGCCCCGGACGGCGGTCAAGGGCCGGCTGTATGTCAACACTGGCGGGTCCGGGCTGACCACGGCGCTCATCGGCCTCTACGACTCTGGCGGGAACCTGCGCGGCTCCGCCTCCCAGACCAGCGGCGGGACGGCCCTGACCACGGCGCTCGCCAGCGCAGGGATCGTCGATGTCACCTGGACGCAGCAGTCCGCCGGGTCGCTGTACCTGAGCCCCGGCCTCTACTACGTGGCGATCCTCGTCGCCGGGACCACCGCCCCGCAGGCCGGCCGGTCCAACAACATCACCCCGTCGCTCATCAACGGGACCACCGGGCCGGCTGGCACCCGCTATGGGACCATCGGCTCCGCGCTGACCTCCCTGACCAACCCGTTCACCCCCGGCTCCGTCACCCAGGCCGCCACATCGTGGTGGGCGGCGGTCTACTGAGGAGGGACGCCTTGAATGACCGTACTATTCGACCTCTATTCGGGCTCCTACCTGGACACGTATGGCACGCCCGAGCCGCTGCCGCCCGCGAACGGGGCACCGTTTATGCCTGACAGCCTGATCCTCGACGGCTCCATCGAACTCCTCGGCGGCGGTGCTGTCTCCGCGCTGCCCCAGTGCCCCGGCGCGGTATTCCGCCTCGGCAACGGGTTCGACCTGGGGATGCCGCAACCGGAGCAGGCGCTCGTCGCCAAGTACCTCCTCGACGGGGAGCGGCCGTTCGGCCGGCGGACCGCCAACCGGACCTTTGTCATCCCGGTCACGATCATCGCCCCCGACCGGGATACGCTCGCAGCGGCGAGGGAGACGCTGTTCACCATCGTCGATCAGGACACCTGGAATCTGACGTGGACGCGGCAGAGCAGCCCCGGCGTCTCTGGCCCGACGCTCGTCTTTGACTGTTTCCGGGCGCAGCCCTCCACGACCGACTATGACCAGCACGCCGAGAAGGATCTGCGGTCGCTGGTCACCCTGACATTCCCCGGGCTGCCCTTCGGGCGGGCCGACGCGCCGCTGCAACTGCAATTCACCAGCCCGGCGACCGGCTCCACCGCGCCACCCGCCCCGGTGACGGTGGACGCCTATACGGCGGTCGGCTCCACGACGCAGGCATCGTGGTGGTTCTCCTCCTCGCTGATGCCCGCCGGCGGGTCGATCCACTCCGCCCACTGGGACTGGTCGAAAACCAACAACGACTCCCCCGCCTGGTATACCGACACGAACCCGGCGGTCAACATCACTGGGCTCACCAAACTGACATTCTGGTTTGGCCTCGGCACCAACAACTACAAGACGTGGAACAAGGGCAACGTAGCGTTCGCCCTCAGCCTCTCCGATGGCTCCGGGCATACCATCAGCTTCGGCGGCCAGCAGTACTGCCATGCGTCGAACAGCCCGAACTCGCCAACCTGGCAACTAGTCTCGTTTTCCATCCCGCAGGCCGGGACATTCGACTTCACCAACGTCACCGGCTACTCGGTCAAGGCGTGGCGGAAGGTCAAGAACGACGGCTCCCTCTATATGGACGCCGACGTCTATCTCAACGCGCTGACAGCCTATGCGCCGACCGCCGGGACGCCCGCCTCCGTCCGGGGCGGCATCTATACGCTGCTCGGCATCCAGGGGTCCGCCAGGTCGCCGCTGTCGCTGCTGCTCCAGCAGCCGCCCATCGGGACGCTCATCCAGACGACCTACTCGACGCCGGGGCCGGTGACGGTGCTTCCCGGGGCCGGGGTCTCCTACATGGCGTTCGACAAGACCGCCGGCGGCGGCAAGGGCGGCAAGCGGACCTCCTCCGGGCAGGCTGGCGGCGCTGGCGGCGGCGAGCAGGTGCAGGAGGTCCGGGCGGTGACCCCCGGCGTAGGAATCCCCTGCTATGTCGGGGCCGGCGGCCACGCGGCGACCGCCGGCGGGTGGATTCAGCGGGTAGCGGTCGGCAAGCTGACCTCGGCGACGGCGACCACCTGGCAGGGGAACTGCACGGTTACGACCTCGGCGGGCAACACGCTGCTGATCGGGATCGCATTTGGGACGACCGGCGGGACCGTGACTGCGGTCGCTGATACGAAGGGCAACACCTGGGTTCAGGACAAGCAGGCGAACCTCAGCGGCCGGTGCATGGAGGTATGGCGGGCCGCCGGCGCGGCGCAGATGACCCCCACGGACACGTTCACGGTCACCATCTCCGCCGGGCAGGCCAACGGCGGCCTGTTCCTCGTGGGCGAGTTCCCGCCGCTGTCCGCACCGGATGCGAGCGGCCAGGCCGGCGGCTCTAGCTCAGTGACGACCCAGGCACCGAACATGACCGCGACCGCCAGCGACGGGGTGGCGGTCGCGTTCGGCTGCAACATGCACTCCTCTGACTCGGTGTCGGTCGCGTCGCCGTTCACCAAGGACGGCTCCTACCAGACCGCCTCGACGGGCTCTGCGGGCTGCTCGATGATCGGTGCCTATGACAACAGCCCGGCGGCCGGCTCGCTGACCGCGACCTTCACGATGGCGAGCAGCGCCTCCGGGATCGCGTTCATCCTCGGCTACCCGGTCAACGCGGCCGGCTCGCAGACCAACGGCTCGGATACATGGACCGGAGCGGATGACGCGACGGCGGCACACGGCGGGCATGGGGTCGCGGACAATGCGACGGGCGGCGGGACCGGCGGGACCGGCGCGGCGATCCCCCAGCTAATGTCGGGCGACATCTCCACGTTTGAGGGGGGAATCTCAACGTGGCTCGGCTCCTCCAATAGCAGCGTCGCGCAGTCGGCGGCGCAGGCGCACGGCGGGTCGAAGTCGCTGGCGGTCACCTCTACCGCCAGCGGGAACATGACAGCAGCATCCTGCCTGCTCGCCAGCATCCTGACCGGGGCCGGGTTCACGCAGCTAGTCCCCGGCGCGAGCGTCATCTCCGCATCGGGATGGGTGAAGGCGGCGACGGCTGCCCGGACGGTGCAGTTGCAGATAGAGCAGGTCGATGCGACCGGGGCGACGCTCGGCAACACTAACGGCCCCTCCGCTACCGACTCGACGAGCGCCTGGACGCAGTACACGGTGCAGGCGGCGGCGGCGGCCAATGCCGCCGGCTGGCGGGTCAAGGCCAACGTCCTCTCAACGGGGGCGGGCGGCGAAACCCACTACCTCGACGACGTGCTCTGCCAGGCTGGCGCGGTATTCCAGGGCGGCAACGGCGCAGCGTCCGGGACGACCGGCGGCGGCGGCGGCTCCTCCGGTGGGACCGCCGCTGCGGGGAACAACGCGGCCGGGCAGACCGGCGGAGCCGCACCGGCTGGGGGCGCGGCAGGTGGCAACGGTGGCGCTGCCGGGACCAACCCTGGCGCGGCAGGGTCGGCCCCGGGCGGCGGCGGCGGCGGGGCTAGCTCGACGGGCGCGGCGACGAACGGCGGCAACGCGGGCGACGGCCAGCTAGTCGTCTCCTACATCCAGCAGCTAGCCGGGTTCAAGACCAGCCTCGTCCACCTGCCCGGCCCTGACGCGCCGGCGGCGTTCTCCCCGCTGGTCGTCGTCGGCGGCGGCGCTGACATCCCGGATGGGACAACCGAGTACCCGGTGCCAGCGGTCCTCGGCGGCCAGAACGCCCGGTTCAATGGCACCTACTCGATCATCCTGACGGCGTTCTCCTGGCACTCCCCGGCGAGCGCCCGGCTGCTCACGGTCACGGTCAAGCAGTATGAGTATGCGGGCGGCCCGAGCGTCTCCGTCGCGGCGTCCAGGACGGTCACCCCCAACACTGATGTGGCGAATGGGATCGTCGTCATCGACAACGTGACGCTGCCGATCTCCGATATCCCGGCCGACAACTCCTCCTCGCTGTTCACCGTGACCGTGACCAGCGGCGACACCGCCGACCTGTTCCTCGACGTGCTGTTCATCGACACCGAGGGGCAGTTCGCTATGGTCAACATCCCCTCCGGGTCCGGGTATACGTCGTTCTGGCTGGATGAGCCCGATCCGACGCAGGATCTCGGGCTCGCCCTCGGCTCCACGTATGACCGTTCGCAGGCGGTCAGCATCACCGGGCTCGGCACGGTGGCAGTCCCCAGCTTCATCGCCTCCGGTGGGCCGCTGACCGTCGATCCGGGGCTCAACCAGCTTCTCGTCTATGCCATCGAGGGGCAGCCGAGCCTGACCGCCTGGTACTTTCCGAGATTCTGGGTAGACCGGACGCTCGGCTCAACGGTGACCTGATGTTCCGCGCCGACGCCTCCCAGATCATCACCTATGCCATCGACGGCACCGACCCCCGCCTGCTCTCCCAGGTCGGGCCGGTCGCGGCGCTGGCCTACTCGTTCGCGCTGCCCGGCGGCCCCGACCAGATGTCATGCCTCTTGCAGCGGTCGGCGCAGTCGCGGATGAAGGCCATCGACCCCGGCCGCATCGTCTGCATCTACCGGGGAGCGCTGCGCATCTGGGAGGGGAAACTCGACGAGGCTGCCCCCGACCCGGGCGGCTGGGCGATCACGGCCCACGGCTCCGGGACATACGGCGGCGACTTCATGGCCCATTGGACTAGCTGGAACGCCGACAACCCGGTCGATCAGGCGATAACGCGAGGACTCCGCTGGGTCAACTCCGGGCTCGCCGCCTCCTCGCCCTATACGGCGAGCCAGACCGACGACGCCTCGGTGGATGTCACCACGCACCTGTCCAACATCGCGGACCCGGCGCAGCTGACGTGGTATGTGCGGACGACCCCGACGCAGAACCGGCTGTCAATGTTCGCGCTGCCGGCCGCGCCGACCCGCATCCTCCTCGCCACGACCCCGGCGCTGCGGACCCTCCACGGCTACTTCACAACCCTGTGGGGGAAATACGAGATCACCTCCGCGCCGACCTACGGCGTGACCTCCATCTCCAACACGGCGCAGCTAGCCCGGCATGGGCCGATGGAGGCATACGCGGATCTCTCCCAGGATGGGACAAACAGCGCGGGGTCGGCGCAGGCGATCCTCGCGAAGATCCTCTCCCGCTATACCGCCGCCAGCTACGGCGGCCCGTTCACCGTCCGCCCGGGGCAGGTGACGAACCTCGGCGGCCAGGCCGTCGATCTGGGCACCGAGGAGGCCGGGGAGGTTTACCTGCTGCTCCTCGCCGCCGGCGGCTACGGCGGGGAGGTCGTGCCCGCCCTGCCGGTGACCTTCGCGGGCGGCCTCTACGAGTATGACGACCCCTCCGGGAGCGCGACCATCACCCCGTATGTCTCCGTCCGGTATGACCTGGCGACTCTCCTCTCCAACTATGCGACGCTGCACACCGTGACGACCGCCCCGGCGAAGCTGAAACACTGACCTCCCACAGCCGGCTGCCCCCGCGTGCGATGGTGCTGCCGTCACCTAACCACTGAGGAGGCAGAACGATGCTCGGTGACTATCTGGTCAGCCTGATCCGCACCTGGGTGCCTGTGCTCGCCGGCGCGGTCATCTCCTGGGCCGTAACCCAGGGGCTCTCGATCACCCCGGCAACCAAGTCCAGCCTGATCGTCGGGCTGACCGGCATCTTCATCGCCGGCTACTACGCGCTGGCGCGGGCGCTGGAACTGCGGTACAAGTGGGCGGGGCTGCTCCTCGGCGTGCGGAAGGCACCGTCCTATCCGGGCGGCGGCAAATAGCGGTGGGGACACGCGGCGCTGACTACGCGTTCTACCCGCACCCATCCATCGCCGGGCTGAAGGCCGCCGGGGTCGAGTTCGTCGTCCGGTACATCTCCTCCGACCCGGCGAACGACAGCAACGGCAAGAACCTGCTCCCCGGCGAATGCGGGGCGCTGCTCGCTGCCGGGATCCGGGTGTGTGTCGTCTCCGAGGAGGGCGGCGGGCAGCGGCTCCTCGCCGGGAACAGCGGCGGCGTCGCGGATGCCAAGCACGCTAACGCGGTGGTCGCGGGGCTGAAAATGCCGTCGATCCCGGTCTACTTCGCCGCCGACTGGGATGCGGCACCGGGGCAGCAGGCGCTCATCAACGCCTACCTGGACGGGGCGGCGAGCGTCATCGGCCACGCCCGGACGGGCATCTACGGCGGCTACTGGCCGCTGTCGCGGGCGCTGACCGCCGGGGCGTGCGCCTGGGGCTGGCAGACGCTCGCCTGGTCCGGTGGGCTCTGGGACAGCCGGGCGGTCATGCGGCAGGGGCTCGGCATCAGCGTCGGCGGCGTCCAGGCCGACGTGGACACCGAGGTCAAGGGCCATGACGCCCTCGTCGATGACTACGGCCAGTGGCCACGGCCGGGGCCGCCGCCGCCGCCGGTGCCGATCACCGCGCCGACGCTGATGCAGGCCGATGGCCGGCAGAGCCTCCGCGTCGCCGTCCACGCCCACGCTACGACGGTGCAGCGGGCGCTCTGGCTGATGGCAAACAACAAGCCGGCCGGGTCGTTCGGCTGGCTGCAACGCCCATATGTCGAGGCGGGCGACTGGAACGCGCCGATGCCGCAGGGGATGACCTACTGGGTCGGCTAGCCTCGCGGCCCTAGGACGGCCTGAGAGCGCCTGGGCCGCTGCCCCCACCCGATCCCATCAGGGACTCCCTGGGCGGCTGGGAGCCGCTGGCTCCGCTGCGGGCGTGGCGCGCTATGCGGCATGCGGTCCCCGGCCCTATGGTGCCGGTGCAGCCGGGCCGCTGCGCTCTGGCCAGGGCGGGCTACAGCGGCCCGGCTGCGGTCATCCGGGGTAAACGGGACCTTTACCCGGATCGGCGTCCCCGCCCGCGCCCCGCCTTCTCCTGCCAGCGGCTGCGGCGGCGGTCAGGCCGTCGATAGCGGCGAACCCGAACCCGCGCATCAGCGTCTCAGCCACGGCGGGCAGGTCAACATCGACCACAGCCATGCCGGGCGGGACCAGGCCATAGAACTCGACCCGCACCCACCGGCCGAGCTCATCATCAAATGTCATCTCGCGGCTCCAATGCCTCGCAGAACAGGTACTCGACTATCGCCAGCAGCCCCGCCCGCTCGGTCGGGCT